TTAATGGTTAATGGCTAATGCTTTTTGAATATGTTGAATCTGTGCCGTTAACTCATCCATTCTGTCTTCTAATTCACCTTGTTTACGATAGTATGTCTCTTGAATGTTAGGTAGTTTAGCGCTAAAATACCATTCTGCATACCAAATCGTATTCAAATCCTCTTCATATAAATTGAAATTAGGATAGTTTCTTTTATCTACATTGTCAGACATACATACGATAAAACCGTGTTGTCGCAATCTATTTTTTAATCGTTTGACATACGATCTTCCTTCCATATCACTTACGACATATACATAGTTGTCACGAATGCTTTCCCATTCAGATCGTTCCATTAAACGAATGATGAGATAACCACCATCTAAAATGGATGGAACCATGCTTTGCCCTTTCACACGGACACATAGATATTTCCGGCTATTTTTTACCATAGACACAGGCATAAATATACATTCTTCTTCTACTATATAATCAGGATTAGTAAAACCTGATCCAGCAGCAACCGAAATATCGACTATTGGTATACGAACAATATCCTCGTTACACATTAAAGGATTATCGATATGAGAGGTTAGTTGCTCCATTTTATCTTCGTTAAGCATGGAACCGCGGCCAGTAAGTAGCCATAGAGGGTTTACATCTAAACAATTGTCTATAATTTTTCTAATAATCCCTTCTCCTAAATCAGAATTTCTTTTTAACTGTGTGTTTAAGTAGCCATTAGACAAACCAATCTCTTTCTCAAAGCGGGTATGAGGAATACTTTTTGACTTTAGGTATGTAAACAATCGTGATATTATTTTTTCTTCCATATAGAAAAAAGTTTATATAAAACTTGTGCGATATAAACAATTGTCTATATCTTTGCAGAGTCTTCCAATAGAAAGACGCTTTAAAGATACAACAAACTATTAGATATTAATGAAGATGGAAGAGAAAAAGAAAATCATTGAAGTAAGTAAGGAGGTAAAGGATGAAATCCGGTCGAAATTGAAAGTAACTATGAGGACGGTTGTTGAAGCCTTGCAATTCAATACTAACAGCCCTACGGCTAAAATTATTCGCGCCTATGCCTTGAACCATGGTGGACGAATGTATGATTTGACGATCAACATTGAGAAGAAAGAGATAGATAATCCCTATAAGGAAGTAACAATCATCTAATTATCATTTAAAAACATTTGAACATGAAAGTATTAAAGAACGAACAGTCTGTCATGATAGTGGTCAGTTGTACAAGAGACGAAATCAGCGATGCGATCGCAGTCCTTGAGGCATTACACAAAGATATGCCGGTAGATAATCGCCCACGTTTTCCGAAGGCTCAACCGGTGGAAATGTTTTTGGCCAATATTCGGAGGCGTGGGATTCCTACAAGAATGAATGTTGAATTTTAAATGGTATTCAAATGGAAAACAAATTGCAATTTTTCTACAACGAAGACACGAACGTAACGATTCGCACTCAGCAAGTGAACGATGAGCCTTGGTTTGTGGCCAAGGATGTGGCAAACGCTTTAGAGATTACTTGGTCGGGACATACACTCGACTCCATTCCAGAGGGATGGAAAGGGATGGTAAAACTCACCACCCCTTCTTCTGGAACCCGTGGCGGTGGTGAACAGATGCTAACGGTTATCAACGAAGCCGCCCTCTACAAATTAACTTTCCGAAGCAACAAGCCGCAGGCGGATGCCTTCGTTAACTGGGTGGCCGGAGAAGTTCTCCCCACCCTCCGTTGCACCGGCCAGTACAGGATCAAAGGTGAGTCGGAGTGCATGCGCAAGCGTCTTCCCCTTCCGAAATACCGCCCGTTCTTCGACGAGTGGAAGAATCGCGTGAAGCCTTATATCAGCTGGAGCGAATTGGATTGCGTGGCAAGCAGCATGCGAGTAACAATGGGGCATGTCCGCAAGGTATATGCCGGGACATCGGTCAGCGAGCGGATCGTCAGGGAGATCACCGAACAAGCATTATACAACCGCCACCGGAATGTGACCTATCCGGAGCCGGTACCGGTGCATGAACAAATGTGTATCAAGTGGGACGAATGTAATATCTAGGAAAGTGGTTCCCGTTCGGTAATCAAGTAATAAAACATGTAAACTATAAAAAAATCAGAATTCATGAAGACTCAAATTATCAAAACGTACCAAGCATCTGAAACAACACATCGTATTCAACTGGCAGAAATCGATATCCGTATTGAGGGGATATCCGGCTCGAAGGATATCGACATATTAATTGATCAGCTTAGAGACCTACAGGAAGAAATTCAGGAAGAAAATTTCTCCCGCCTTGTAAAGCAAGTAGATCAGGAAATTGAAAACCTCCTTGTAAATCTACATAAAGGTTCAGTTATCGGTGTACCTCATGTTCCAGAGTATAAACCGAATAGTCAGAAGGCTAATTCCGATACCATTTCTGTAGGAAAAAACAAAGGTGACCGTAAACCAAAAAAGGACAGCCTTTCCCAAGCCTGTTGCAATCTATGCCGATACGGAATTCCCGGTCTTCGGGCTAAGCGGGACGAAGAGGACGTAAAATAATAAACCTTTTTAATCATACAGACATGACAGCAACAATAGACAACAACATAATTTCCATCACGGTAAACAACACGGTGGAAGATATAGACAAGGCTATGCAGATATTAATGACACTCCGAAGCGAAAAGCGGATCAGGGCTATCAAGGATTATTGGGCTGGGATTTGGAATGAATCCCAGAGAGGCAAACCGCACTTTTCCCCGGCTCATAACGGACACGGATATCGGAATACTGGTCGTCCATCAGACGAGCCAACGAACGAAGGAACAGATTGTAATCAACCAGCTGGTCGATCGTTCGTGCATGAGCTTCAAAATGAAGAGAAACTATCGGTTGTCGAATTCCCTTCATCTCGTGAATCTCATCCTCATACTGGTCGAATATCTCTGAAGTCACGTTTAGTCCAATTTCAGATGTGAGTGGCGTAAGCAGGTTCAACAAGTGTTTTTGTGCCCTTTCAGCGAGATCAAAGGATTCTCCTGAAGATAGATAAGCGCGAATATAAGCACGAAAAAGAAAAGATTTTAATTCAGTCATAATAATTGATTTTTAGTGTTCACCTACAAAGGTAGGCAATTTAACCGAAACCTCTGACTATTCCCGTCAAGAAAGCCAACGACTTGCAACTACCGGAGCGAGACCGGGGACGGGAACAATTGATAATAAAAAAACAGATATAAAAATGGAAACAAAGGAAAGAATCGACTACAAGGCATTATGCCAGGTACCGTTTGACATGGATTCTGAATATGAGGTAAACTTCAAGATGCTGGTGTATACTGGAAAGAAAGAAGAGGAACGTCCGGTGTTCCGGGTGGTGATTGCCAAGGGTGAGTGCAAGGTGCGTATCGGAGCGGCAGGTAAGGAGTTTTGGGGCATTATCGGGTTGGACCCGGAGACGGGCGAGAACCAGTGGTATAATTACAACGACTGTGTGTCGCTGGAGAACTGGGCGGTACTGGACCGGCTGCTGGCGAACCGGTTTGGATGGATGGAACTGACTGATCCGTCTTTGGTCATAAAAACGAGACTGTTGGCAAAGACACAATTAGCGGAAGGCAAGTGACATGAAAGGCAGGATAATACTTTATGGATGGGTGGCCAGCCTTCCGGTCATGTTGATCGGTCTGATTTTGATGGCTTGGGCAATGGAGACGGGTGATCCCTGTTTTTTTGCAGGACTGGCGATGTTTATGTCGTTTGTGGTCTTCAGCCTGCTGGCGATCAAGTATCAAAAAGAAGTGGATGAAGCTGTTACTGAGTTCGACCGGTGGTTCGACCAAACGTTCGGAGACGAAAGATAAACAATCGAAGGTGGTTAGGTAAAGATTGGTTTAGTATCGGTACGCGGCCCGCGGTACGAGGGTGGTATCCCGGATAGCTCAGTCAGGCAGAGCACGGCGTCGGCAAAGTCCGGCGCTATGGTGTCCCAGGTTCGAATCCTGGTCCGGGGAACAACATAGAAAAATAAAAATGAATAAGAATATGCCTCAAATTTGGAATAATATGGTAGTGGTTACGAAAGATGAGCTGATACCGGCTTTCTTCCCTTCGTTGGGTGCATTACAAAAAAAGATTACCCGTGATTCAAGAAAGTCTTTTGGCATTCGACGAGTTCAGAGAGGTGGTGGTTCAAATACAAAAATACTTATTGATTTTGATACCCTTCCCGAAGAATGGCGTAATCAATTAGGTGATCCCCGCAAGGTAGATTGTTCCCTGGAGTTGTTTTTCTGGGAGGACAAAGAAGCAGTCACATTCTTTTCAGAGATATCACCCAGTAAATACGGAAATATAGACCCGGAAAGGCAGAAAGAATATGTTCTGGATGCCAGTGTTATGAAAGCAGCCATCCGTTGGCGTGTTGCTCATACAGAAGAATGTATTAAACGCAATGTACCATTAAAAAACACGTACAAGTTATTGTCCACAGTCGTGAATAACTTCAATGAGTTCCGCTCATTGAAACAACTTCCCTTGCATAAACTTCCCTCTAATCACATATCATTGAAACGGAAGATCGAACGGTTTGAGAAAGAAGGTTATAGCTCGATGTTGAAAGGCTACGATAACAATAATCGCGGTCAGGCTGCCGAACAAACCCGCCTTTTGCTGGAAAGTATGTTTACCCATCAATCTTTTAAACCGAGTTCCGCCGAAGTTTACCGCCAGTTGGACGGGTTCCTGTCTGGCTATGTTCAGGTAATCAACAATGAGACCGGGGAAATCTTTGATCCGAAGGACTTCAAACGCATAAGCCAGAGAAGCATAACCATGTTCCTGAACTCATGGAACAGTTCGCTGGCCACATCCCGGAAACGAACAGGGAACCGTCAGATACGCCTGGCCCAGTTCGTACCGTTCGAAAAGCTGGCTCATCCCCGCTTTGCCGGATCGATCATATCGGTCGATGACCGCCAGCCTCCTTTCGAATATAAAAAGGGTTCACGCATGTGGTTTTATCTTGGCGTCGACCTGGGTAGTGAAGCGATCGTGACCTGGGTGTACGGGACCAGCAAGGAAGGGATCATTCTTGATTTTTATCGCCAGATGGTCCGGAATTATGCCATGTGGGGACTACCCCTCCCAGCTGAGATCGAATGTGAAAGTAACCTGAATGCGGATTATCGTGATGGCTTCCTGAAAGAAGGCAGCATGTTCCAAACCGTTCGGATCGAGGCCAACAGTGCCCGAAGCAAGCGTTGCGAAGCCTATTGGAAACCGATACGTTACCAGTTGGAAAAACAACATATCGGCTGGATCGCGCGTCCGTTTGCCCGTTCGGAAGCCAACCAGACAGGAACGGATAAAAAAGAGATCGTTCCTTACGAAAAGCTGATAGATCAATGTTTGCGGGACATCGAGACGTGTAACAACATGGAATGTACCATATACCCGGGGAAAACCCGCTGGGAAGTCTTTATGGAAAAGCAGAATCCGGACAACAACCGCCCGATCAATTATAAATCCATTTTGCTCACCCTTGGGTATAAAACGGCAAGCAGTTGTAACAAAGCCGGTCAAATCAGGTTCCGTAAAGATATTTTTCTACTGGCCGATGGCGGCGAGTTGGTGACCGGTGAAAGACTGATCCGCCACATGCAGGTCCTTGCCGGAAGGGACATCGATATCTACTGGCTGGATGACAATAACGGTGATATCCTTGCCGCCGTAGCTTGCCTGAAGGATACGACACGTGTGGTCTGTGAACTCGTAAGACAGCCGGAAACAGCACGTGCAAAAATCGAGGAAACGCCCCAGCAGGCCCGGAACCGCGAACTGTTTGCCCGTTACCGTGCCACGCTGGAAGGTTACAGCCAGCGCCGTTACCATGCAATAGAGAAAGTCACGGTCATAGACAACCGGGATATCACCCTGAACAAAAAGTTCTCCATTTCCGGACTGAACCGTTATAAGGTCCCGGAAACGGAGGAAGAAACCGAAATCCTGGAAGAGGTCGAGGAAACGGCATTTGAAGGATATTCGAATCCAGTTCAAAGATCATACGTGAGAGGACTTAGTGAAAGATTTTAACGACAATAAAAATTACAACCATGATAGAATTGACAGAAGATTTTAAAACGAAAGTATTGGCCGCACTTACAGAGGCACGCGACCGTTACGATGGCAGCGACGCCAACTTTGCAAAGAAATACGGCATAAACAAAACGGTCTACAGTTCACTGAAAAAAGGTGAAACGGAGAAAAAGATATCCCCGGCCAAATGGTTGGAGCTGGGGCGGGTCCTGGGAGTATCACTTAACGAACGCAAATGGAACATGGCCCGGACCGACGTGTTCAATATGATTGAGGATGATGTCGTATTCTGTAAGGAGTTCGGCAAGTCCATGATGTTCGTGGATGAATGCGCCATCGGAAAAACTTATTCGGCCCGTTACCTGTCACGGACATTGAAGAACTGTTTTTATGTCGATGCCAGCCAATGCCGTCAGGAACGCGCTTTTATCAAGGAACTGGCCCGTTCTGTCGGTGCCGAACTGGAAGGGACCCTGGAAGATATCAAGGCGTCCACAAAGTATATTTTGAACATCCTTCCCCGTCCGATCGTGATTATAGATGAAGCCGGTTGCCTGTCCTATTCGTCGCTCCAGCTTCTGCATGAGTTCTGGAACGGTACACAGGATACATGCGGATGGTATATGATGGGCGCGGACGGCCTTCGTACCAAGTTACAAAAAGGAAAGGGAAAGTCAAAGAAGCAATCCTATAAGGAACTGTTCAGCCGTTTCTCCAGCAAGTATAACCATGTGGTCCCTTACAACCCGTCTGAACGGTTGGATTTTTACCGGAAACTGATCCGGGACGTCCTTTCGGTAAACGTAGCAAACAGGAGCCTTATTGACCGGATCGTTACCCGCTGTCTTGCAACCGACAGTCAGGAGGCCGAAACAGGTTTACGCCGTGCCGAATCATTATTAATCTTAATGGAGGAATAAGGATATGCCTCGCAGATTATCAGTAAGCAATTTGTACAGCCAAAAATTCAAATTCATGCCCTTTACGGGGGAATGGAAAAAGATACTGGGGAATCGTGAAAGGAAAGGCTGCTGGATGATTTACGGCAATGCGAAAAACGGGAAAACGTCCTTTGCCCTACGGCTTGCAAATTATCTGTCTTCCATCGAAAAGGTCCTGTACATCGCGGCGGAAGAAGGCTATGGATATTCGTATACATGGGCTGTTCAAAAAGCCGGCATACGGGAAGACAACAGCGCATTCCATACGCTGGGTTACCTCCCGATGGAAGAACTCAGGAAAGAACTGGAAGAAAACCGGAAAGCGGAAAAAATCGTCTTCATAGACAACCTGATCGCCTATAAGGACGAATTGAAGGGAAACGCCATTGTAGAATTACTCCGTCAATTCCCTGAAACGCTTTTTGTTTTTCTGGATCATGAAGAAGCGGGAGAACCGGCAACATCGGCCGGTATCCTTGCCAAAAAACTCTCTAACGTGTATGTGCAGATAAAAGGTCTCTCCGCATTTGTCACGGTTCGCGGCGGTGACGGTGAAGGAGGCCGGATAGACATTGACGAAAACAAAGCGGCCCTCATTCATGGGGAACGTGAAATCAATTAAGGATATGGCAGCAAAAACAAGAAAAAAAAGGTCTACCCATGCGTTGTTCTGGGAACTGTTAAAGCAGACGAAAGGCTATCAGGAACAGTACAAAGATGTCATAAAAGAAGGACTGGTCTATAATTACAGTGGTGGTAAAACGAGTTCACTTTCTGAAATGTACTCTAAATATCCGGGTGAATACAGCCTGATGATAGAGAACATGAAAGGTTCCGGTAAGCAGAAGGCGCAACGTTACGACCAATCCCTGGATAAGGAGCGTAAGCGCGTCATTGCGGCGATCTGTGCCTATGTAGACAAATGCAAATATGTTTTCCCCAGCCCTGCGGCGAAAGTCGAATATGCGAAGGCTATCGCAGCCAGGGCCGCGAATTGTGCCTATTTCAATGGTATCCCCCTTAGTCGTTTACGTGCCGTATATGCGGAATGGCGGAACAAGAACGCCGTGGATATTACCGGGAACCCGGAACTGGATTATATCATAACAGAAAACTGATAAAATGCCTCGTGTCAAACAAGAGAAGAAAATCCCGACAGCCTCCCAGCGGGAAGAGTTGTTGCGGTTGGAACGGGAAAGCGATCGGTTACTCGACTTGCTTTTTGACGATCCGACCAACCAGGAGCTATTGGACGAACTCAACCGGATAGATGTCGATTACATCCGTCTGTCCGGAGAAAAATCAATGGAATATTAACAGCATAAATATCAAAGTAACATGTCATTAGATTTAAGTAAACTGTCAAGCAAGGAACTGAAAGAGTTGCTGGCAAAAAAGAGAGAAGAAGAACATCAGACGGCACTGAAAAACCGTGAAGCCTATGAGGGCATTCGTGCCGAATTGGTGCAACGGGTTGAAAACAAGGTTCGGGCAGTATGTGAGGAAGTCAAGGGACTTCATAAGTTTTGTGTGGATGAACTGGGGGCGTTCCGTGATACGCTCGCAGAATACGGCCAGCTTCGTAATCCCGGCCAAATGAATTACACCGTGCAGGAAGGCAATTTCCGGATCGAGGTGAAAACATGCAAGATCAAGAAATTCGATGAACGTGCCGATGTAGCCGCCAGTCGCCTGATCGAGTTCCTGCAAAGTTGGATCAAGGAAAAGAAAGACGGGACGAACGATCCGATGTATCAATTGGCAATGACTCTTTTGGAGCGTAACAAGTATGGCGATCTCGACTACAAATCCGTCAGTAAGCTGTATGAATTGGAAGAACGTTTCAATAACCCGGAGTACAGTTCCATCATGAGCCTATTCAAGGAATCCCATTTGGTCGAAGCCTCTTCCACGAACTTCTACTTCTACGAGAAAAACGATCTCGGCGTATGGGTGAGACTGGAACCGTCGTTCAACCGCTTATAAAAGTCAAATCCGTGACACTGACCCGGGGACACTGGATATATGTCTGCCCATGCGGCTTTCAGTATTCGGTGAGCTGGGTCCCCAGGACAACAAGCAAACATGCTCTGTATTGCTTTTACTGTAAGCAGCAAAACGGGAAATATTACAAGGTTATGGATGAGAGACTGGAATTTACCGAGAACTGGAACGGTAAGCTGAATTGTAGCACTTTTACGACTATGAGGCTGCATAACCCGCAAAAATATTGTGTGGGAGCCATAAAGCAAATCTACCTGAAAGGGATATGGAAAGGTAACGCAAAGGTGATAGATGTAAAACGCATCTACCTGAAGGACATAAACCTTTATGTTGCCAAGCTGGATACAGGCTTGCCGATTGACAAATGCCGGGACTTGCTCCGGAACATGTACAAGAAACGCCCCATAAATTGGGAAACTCAGCTAATAGACCTGTGTCTATTGGAATATCAGAAAGAAAGCAAAGAACCTACATTATTTAAAGAATAACATTATGCACAGTTGGTTTACATGCCGTATCTCCTATGAAAAGGTACTGGAGAACGGACTACAGAAGAAAGTAACGGAACCCTACCTGGTGGATGCCTTGTCATTTACCGAGGCAGAAGCCAGAATCGTAGAAGAGATTCGTCCTTTTATATCCGGGGAATTTACCGTTGCGGATATCAAACGAGCACATTACAGTGAGCTTTTCTTCAATGAAAACGGTGATCGCTTTTATAAGGTCCGTATCTATTTTATAACCTTGGACGAGAAAAGCGGAGCGGAAAAAAGGACTCTTGCCCGCATGCTGGTACAGGCTTCTTCTTTGAAAGATGCCATTTCCATTTTTGAGGAAAGCATGAAAAAAACACTGGCTGATTACAGACTTATAGAAGCCAGTGAAACCCAGATCATGGATGTTTTCCCTTTTAACGGGGAAGCCGGTCAACAGGATAAAACGGAGAATCCCCCAGAAAACAATGACAGCAAGTGAATTTTACTCCATAAGATGGCGGTCCGGTATGCGGATCGCCATCGGAAACCTGCTGGAAGAAGTCGTCTCTGTCGACTTCAAGGATCGCTGCATTGCAATCGAAGACAGGAAAGGCTTAGTTTGGATCAATAGTGAATTTGTAACATTAAAACATCCCCCAATGAGTGAG